GCTTTGTACTGCTTGGCTAACATCTGTGCCTTACGTGCCGACCATTGACCGGGCGATCCGCCTTTACCACCTGCCTTGATACGGTCAAACAGGTTCTTACGCATTGTTGGCTTAGTGTAGTTGCCAGCCTTGTTAACCGTAGACTTTCTCACCACTTTGTCCTCGAAGCCCAATAAGCCGCAGACATCTTGCCCTTGGCTATGTTCTTGGCATGCCGCGCCTTGAATGACTTCCTGCGCTTACGTGCCGCTTCAGACTCGCCCTCTCTAGCCGGGGAGCCGGATACGCCTTGCTGTCCAAAGCGAATAGTCCTCACCTGATCGCCCTCTTTCGCCACAACAACGTGCGACTTCTTAGGGTGCTTCGGGGTTCTCTTTGGCTTGTTGTAGCCAGAGACACCGATTCGATCAAGCAAAGACTCAGACATTACTCTTCCTCTTCTGGAAGCTCATCTTTGACGATAGCGGCATAGTGATTAATCAATAGAGTCAAGTCCTGCTTCTGTTCTTCAAGACTTGAGAGCTGTTGATTCAAGTTAACCGCCTTCTGCAATGCAACCTTGCCGCCATCACTTAACGCTTCAACATCAACCGCTCGTCCGTCAATTGTAAAATCACTCATACCTTCCCTCGTAGTTTTGCCCATGTCATTTTGATTGCCACCTGATACGGTATAAACAACCAGCTATTAAACTCGTGTCCAAGCTCTTGCATTCCCTCTAAAGGAACCCACTGCTTAGTCCAATTATCTATGTACTGATCACCGAACTTTAGAACCGCATGGCCTCCGCTGTTCTTAGTGACCACTAAACAAATCTTTGCTTGACGCGTTACAAGCAACCACCAAAACTTTAGCCATGATTCTTCGGCTAAAACGTAATACAGGACGGAAAGCGAGTAGTCCTCGCAGTCGCCCCGATATATGCCTTGCTCATCTGGCCTTATGACGCGCCATTGATCTCGACCTTTAGGATCATATTTATAATCGTATAGGTCATTGAGATCAGTTAGTTTCACCAAGGAACACCGTCAGCAGTAGTCGGGTTCTTTTCTGATTCGATATCAGCAGTCAGCGCCGCCTCTATCGCATCACGGTCAACTTCATTCCATACCCAGCCTAATACATCGGCCTCGGTTAAAGAGTCATAGGGCACGAATGAGGGATCAGCCGGGTCATACGTGAAACCGCAAGTCCCATAAGAAGATGATGAATAGGTAATCTCCCCGTCCGTCTCTTCTTCAGTTGCGCGCCAGTGTGCGACGAAAACGCCACCGTCTGACAGCTCCCGCTCTAGTGTTGCGATTGTCCACGTAATCATATTTATGATCCAAATACTGCGTTGCAGATAGCTTGTACGTTAGAAGGCTCTGATGAGTAGTCGTCTCCAGAGTTGATAACGTGACGGTGATAAGACTGAGAAATGACCTCGCCGTCCTCAACGATACGAGTAGCAGTGCGTACTTGAACGACAGAGCCGTCCTCTGTAGTTACTACTTCGATTTTGTCTGCTGTTACTTCTTTAGTTAGTGACATTGTTGTCTCCTGTTAGTCCAGCCCCAGAGTCCACTGAGGCTATAGGGTTATGCTTTATAAGTTAGCGTGAGGAAAATATCTGAAACACCTGAGTTTAAGTTACCGACTGTAATAAAATCTCTATTACTTGCGCTTACTGACTCTGAAATCCTTATATAAGACTGACCAGCGGCGGCTTCTACTGCCAAATTGCCACTGAAAGTTACTTGGGAAACTGACGGCGTACCCGTATGAATAGCGAAACCGTTTGTAGTAAATGGAAGATTTCGAATATATAAATCATTCCCGGAAGTCATTCCAGACGTGTTTATACCTTGTAAGTACAATTGCACATGGACTAAATCTCCAATTTTGGTGTAATCAGCAAAACTAGACGAAACTGTTCCAGTATTTCCACCAGAAGTTGCGTCAGCAATCACAGGAGTCCACGTCCCTTCTTCATAGTCATCCAGCGCATTGGCTTGAGCAGTATCACCGTTAAATGTGATGCCGCCTGTTGAAAGAATGCGCATGGCTTCACTTGCGCCTGAGCCAATACTAAAAGTTAAATCGGCATCATTAGCGTGTCCTATGCGACTTGCTTCTGTTCCGCCTCTTTCAAAAATAACGGCTTCAGTGTTTCCTGTAGCGCCATTAATTTTAATAATGCCGTTACCAGAGCCTGCGTTGTTTACAATTACGCGACCTGATGAGTCTATGCGCATGACTTCGGACGAGTCACTATAGTTATAAAAACCTAAATTACCTGAGGCACTAGAGTATAATCCCCACTCTTTACCGTTTGTTGACGTACTATTTAACAATAATCTTGCAGTGCTGCCAGAGGATTCTATAGATAAATTCTTTGTATTTGCATCTGAACGTGGAGAACTAGTCCCGATACCTACGTTGCCGTTAAAGTCTTGAACAAAAGAACTAGGAAACGAAGATGACCCAATGTTTAAATTACCGCTGGCGTCTTTCCAGATTCTATGTGACACAGAATCACTACTCGTGAGGGCAATACCATCAGCGCTTGTGTCGCCTTTTTGACGAACAACTAAAGTACCACCAGCCGTCGATGAGCCTGTCCCGCCATCTATTTCTAACTTAGCCGCAGGAGAAGCCGTACCAATACCCAACCGCTCCGCAGAAGCATCCCAGAACAACTTCGCAGTCGTGCCAGTGTCTTCGTAGAAACTAATGTCGCCGTTGTTTTCTAGTTTTAAAGTGTTTGTTCCGCCTGTCTTAAACGTAATTACACCGCCTCCTAACGACTCTGATATAGAAGAAAAAGACATTCCTGCCGAAAAAACAGAGTTTTGATAGAAGTTAAAAGTAAAGGTATCGGGGTCTGCATCTGTGTAGTTAATAGCCGCATAGTCACCACCAGTACCACTAAAATATAGCGTCTGTGCATCAGCAATTTGAACATCACCATCAACAGTCAAACCGTCAGCAGTCACTGTGCCGTTGACTGTGATATTGCTAGTGATGTTGTTTAGGTTAGAGCCATCAGCGCGAGCCAGCTCGAAACCGCCAGCGGTTGAACCATCATGCACACGCAATGTGTCCTTAGTTGTATCGACGGTTAGCTCGCCCGCCGCCCCGGTAAAGCTATTGTGATCTGTTGTCGATCCACGTCTGATTTGCAATTGAGTAGGCATGATTTAGTCCTATGTAAGTGATCCTAAGTCGTAAGTTCCAGTGTCTTGCGCTAAGTCCGATAGTATTGACGGAAGGTTCTCAGTATAAAACGAACTGCCTGTCAATAGAATAGCGCCGAAATCTGAGTTAGATCCCAGATAATCAGACACATCTGTGTTGGGTATAAAGCTGGGCATATAGAAACTTCTGATTGCCCTAGTCGCAGAGGCCGCCGCTTCAGCCGCACTTTCCGCCGCCGCATCCGCATTTTCTTCTGCGTTCTGAATGTCCGTGATATTCGCCGCAACAGTTACAACGTCGGCAGAGATACCGGACACTGTGGTTACATCAGAGCTAATACCCGAAACAGTAGAAACATCGCTATCAATTCCTGCAACAGTCGTAACGTCTGCTGATATCCCAGCAACCGTCGTAACATTCGCAGAGATTCCCGATACGGTCGTAACGTCTGCTGAAATACCGCCGACAGTGTTTACGTCAGCAATGTTGTCAGCAACCGTCTCAATGTCGTTATCACCGTTTAGCTCTGTGGCAACAGTCGTGATATCAGCGATTGATCCGCTTGTGGTCTGAACGTCAGAAATACTACCGGCAACAATGCCGATATCAGTGGCATCGCCAGCTACCGCAATAATCTCGCTCTCAATACCAGCCGTTGTATTTACATTGCTTATGTTTAAGCCGACAGCATTTACGTTGGTAATGTTACCGGCGACAGTGCCGATGTTGTTGCTACCATTGAGGTCAGCGGCGACGGTGTTAATGTTTGAGGTATTGCCGCTAACAGTAACAACCGATGACATGTTAGTCGCTACGGTATTGACGTTTGTAATGCTTCCAGAAACCGTATTGATATTGGTTGCGTTACCTGCAACAGCCGTCACATCTGTATTAATGCCTGCAACGATAGTGACGTTCGCACTAATCCCAGCAACTACATTGACGTTCGCGATATTAGTCGCAACCGTATTAATGTTTGTTGCATTACCTGCGACAGCGGTTACATCCGTACTGATTAACGCGACCGTTTTGACGTAGTTAATACCGCTCGCAACCGTGCCGATGTCGTCGTCACCAGAAAGGTCAGTCGCAACCGTGTTGAT